TTGAATTTTCCCTATATCAATATTCATCTCTATCCTCCTTACCATTTTCCCTACATGGGAACTATGGTTCTATCTCGTGAGTATCTTGAGAATTTATCTTTATTTTCTCAAGATACTCACTTGATGAATATTTTTCTTGTTATGTTCAGCTAATCTAATTCATAAACTCTATGTCTCATCTCTGAAAATATAGTCCCTAGTTCTATTAATTTATTTATATCACTTATTTCTCTACCATTAGTTATTTCCCATTGTTCTAAACATTTTTCCAGAAACTCTTTTTCATTTTCTTCTCCCGTAAAGTCTACAAAGCTATAAAAATCAACTTCAATGTGCTTATCTTCCATGTTAATCCTCCCATTCAACTAACTTTTGCCCACAGTTATAGTTATGGCAATAATTTTGCCCTTCATCAACCACTTCTTCACAATTTACACATTCCCAATTGTAATCGCCTTCGATGAATGTAATACTTGTTATGTTCATCTAGTAAAAGTAGTTTGCTTTTGTTTGTATTCTTTACACTGAAACTCTATCCAATGTATATCAAGCCTATCTATTGTTGTTTTTTCAACTTTTCCTACTAATTCTATAAAGTTATCCTTGAATTTACACACTTTTAAATGTTCACAGGTTGTGCATTTAGTTTCCATTGCTTCACTCATTTTTTTTAACCTCCTCACTTTGCATAAAAATCATTTTCTTCTCTATCTTCAAGTGCATAATTTCTTGCACCTATTGTTGTAAAAACATTTGTCTTTTTCATTTCAATCTCCTAAAGTAGTCATATAACCGTTTTTAAAAAATGTCATAATATATTCTATTTTATTTTCCATTCAATATCCTCCTCCAATTCTTAAACATAATTAATAGCCTCTTGTTTTGTTATAAAAAAGTGTATCCCAGTTGAACATTCTTCCCACCTATCAGTATCGAAATCATCAACTACAACAATCTCACCTACTTTATAAATAAAATCATTATCGTAATCAGAAGGTACTTCTTGTAAGGTTTCACCATCTAGCAATTTCGTAATTTCCAAGACTTTGGCTTTATTTGCTCTGCACTTCCTAGTTGTTGCACTACTTCTTAACGCATCTTCGGGAATTAAAAGTTTAACTATGCACTGACTAGCTTTTTTGTAGGCGATAAAACTCCCTTCCTCGGGACATTGTAAGTGGTAAAATGATGTAGAGTGATTTACTTTTATATCACTCAAGTTAGCACCACTCAAGTTAGCATCACTCAAGTCAGCACCTCTCAAGTTAGCATCACTCAAGTTAGCATCACTCAAGTTAGCACCTCTCAAGTTAGCATCACTCAAGTTAGCATCACTCAAGTTAGCACCTCTCAAGTTAGCATCACTCAAGTTAGCATCACTCAAGTTAGCACCTCTCAAGTTAGCATCACTCAAGTTAGCACCTCTCAAGTCAGCACGAACACCCCCCTCTGTGCCTAATAACCACTTTTCATGATTTTCTAATATTTGTTTTAATTCTAGTTTCATCACTTAACCCTCCAATTCTTAAAACTTTACTTCTACAGTTACAATTGTGTCATTATGCCACCCACCATGAGGAACTAACAAAATTCTTTTTATCTCAAACCCTCTGTTTTTGCCCATCACATTTAGGTGCTTTATCTCTTATTCTTCTAACTCTATTGGTTTCCACATTCTGCAGTGATATTGAAAATTTTGTCTGTCAATAATTTTTTCTGCTCTGAAGTCCTTTCCAGTGGCTTTACAAATAAGAAATTGTTCCTCATATTCTTCATATTCCTCATAGTCACCAACGCTGTAATTTTGGTCTCCGTATGGTCTTACGTAAACAGTTTTGTAGTATTTTACAAAATTCCCACATGTCAAACATGCTCTATTGTCAGGGTTGCTGTAGCATATGTTTTCGTGCCTCTTTGCTGATGATTTGTGTTTATAGTATTTCGTGCAAAAATCGCATTGATATGCTTTAATCTCTTTCATGTAATTAGACCTCCTATCTTTAAAATTGTATACATTATAGTCATTCTTTTTTAATATTTCGCTTATATGCCCCATTCCACAAGCACATTCCCATATGTTTTGGTTAAATTTTTCAATCTCTAAAAGTAATTCTACAGCTTTTGGCTCAGTTGCATAAAAATCATTTTCTTCTCTATCTTCAAGTGCATAATTTCTTGCACCTATTGTTGTAAAAACATTTGTCTTTTTCATTTCAATCTCCTAAAATGGTATTTCTTCTTCGTTTGTTTCTACTTCTGTATACCAGTTTTCTTCTTCTTTTTTAGTATCGTTCCATTCCAGTTTGTCTAGTTGATTTACTAATACTTCTGTAACATAAACTTTTTTCCCATCTTTATCGTCATAGCTTCTTGTTTGAATTTTGCCATCTACAGCTACTAGGTTACCCTTTTTGCAATAAGTTGCAACAAACTCTGCAATTTTATTAAAGCATACACAATTTATAAAATCTGCTGTAGGTTCGCCTTTTTGTTGTGCTTGTGCTTTTGATTCTTTCGACATTCCTCTATCAACCGCTATTGTAAAGCTTGATACTTTTACTCCTGATGGTGTTACTCTAAGTTCTGCGTCTTTTGTAAGCCTGCCTATTAATATTGCCTTATTCATTTTTGTTTACTCCCCTTTCTAATTTTTCAATACAATCTATATAATGCGTACCAGCTTTTGCACACATATAATAATCTTCAAGTGAATTGTTTGTGTTCTCATTGAATACTACGATTACATAAACATCATCTATACTTTGTTCTGCTTCGCTTATTTCTGCTATATAGAACGCTTGTTCGTCAAAGTCATACAATAAATAAACTGGCTTTTTGTAATCTCTTGAGAAATTGAAACCAAAGTTTACAGCTGGTATATAATTACTAAATTCAACCATTTTTACCACTTTCCTTTCAGCAATTTTTCTTTGTAGCATTCCAAATGATACCAATTACCATTCAAATCTGATTCTCCATTGCCATATATTATGTCACCGCATATCTTGCAATGCCTTACTTTGTTTTTCTTTTCTATTACCAGCCTGTCATCTTCAGCATACAGTATTACTTCTTCCCCTATGTCTATGCCTAGTTTGTCTAGCATTCTTTTAGGTATCAATACTTGCCCACTGTCTGTCATTTTCTTTAACATAGTATCACGCCTTTGAAATTATTTTTTCCCCTGTGATAAAGTCCGCTTTTAGAAAACACTCTTTATATCCAGACTCTGATTCAAACACATAGTAATTCTTTTGTTTTTGTATGCAAGTACCGCTGAATGAAAGCGAGTCTGCCTTTTTATGACCATCTGGCTCAAATATTTTATACTTGTTGCCTATTCTGATACTGACATTATTGCTGTGTTCTGCTTTGTCGTGTTTGCCAATCTTTTTCATCTGTGTTAATTCTGATATTCTTTGTTCTAGAAATTTGCTATCCACTTTTATAATCTTACACATTTGCGTGGTAGTCAAGTAATATATATTGTCGATTATGAAATCATCATATTTCCCTTTTAATAACATCTGATTTGCTAATGCATTTTTATTAGGATTCTTTCTCCTAGTCATTCCATTTCCCCCATTTCTATTTTAAGGCACTTATTAGGCTCGTAGTTGAATTTTTATATTTAATTGATTTAAATAGATTCCTTAACTCTTCTGGCATTTCTTCATGATTTTGACATCGCTTTCCGCTATAAGCATTTTTGTCATTAACATGCATTCACCGCATTTTATTACTTTTAGCCCCTTGCAATTTAAAGGCTTATTAAAATATCCGCAAAGCTCTTCTTCGTTGCCATTTAGCCCTAAACATGGGCATTCACCGCAGTAATTATCAGCAGGTATTTCAACTGTGAATTTTACTTTATTCATTCTTCCTCAACCTCGCTTTCTCCAAATTCCCAAAGTAAATTGCAATAATCATATTTGCCACACTGATGACATGATAATAAGGGTTATTTTTTGCGTCTAATCTGATTTTCAATGATATGTTTAAAATGGTATTATAAATAATAATTTAATGAAATATAATCTCATAATTTTGGTATGCCACCATACGCTTAAAAACGCCCCTAATTTTAATTTATTTTTATTAGGCTATTAATTATATTACTTTATATAAAACTAATCTCTAAGAGGTCATTTTTTGCGTCTAATCTGATTTATTTTGTTATGTTGTTCTTCGCTTTTGTTTTTTCTATAAAATCATCTAGTTGTTGTTTTATTTCTGGATTGTTTTTATATATGTGATATATTTTGTTTAAGTTTCTGTTAGCTATTTCGTTTAAGTCAAAGAACTGTTTAGCAGGTGGAAACGCTTGTTTGTCAATACTGTTTTGACATATGCAACTGGCAATATATTCGTATTCAACGCCTGTTATTTTATTTATTTTCTTGTATACTATATCTCCTTTATCCATACAAACCCAGCAATTAGGAAGTTTAAATTTACTCTGTTTCATTTTTCATTCTCCAATCTTCACCTGAAATTTTAATAAACTCGCACATTTCAGCCAATCTTGATATGATAGCATCACCTTTTTCCCCTAGTTTTTTTCTTAATGCGACTGATGTAAAGTTTGTGGTTACGATAATAGGTTTTTCATGCTCATATAATCTATTTATGATCTGATAAATCAAAGCTATTGAGTTATCTGTACTGTTTTCTTTGCCTAAGTCGTCTATCACAAGCATATCCACATCATCAGTAAATAGCTTTATCATATCTTGCTCGGTGTAATCTGAATTTTTGTTGTAGCTACTTTTAATCATTGTTAGTATTTCTGTTGCATTACCAAAAGCCGCCGAATACATATCTTCTACAAGTTTATTGACGATAGCAGCAGCTAAATGAGTTTTCCCTGTTCCAACTGTTCCTGAAAACAACAAACCTTTTTCTACGTTTGGGAAATTATTAGCAAATTCTAGAGATTTATTATAAGCATATAGCATACTTTTGGTTATTCCCTCTGTGTTGTAAGTTTCAAATGTTCGTTTTTTAAACCTACCACCTAAACCACTCCTGTTTAATAATTCCATGACCTTTTCTTGTTTTTGTTTTTTAAGTTTTTCTTGCACTAATCTTTCATTTTCTTCAATGTTACGCTTTATTATTTCGCTTAGTTCTTTATCGTCAATGCTTTCCATGCTATCAACTCCTTAAAATAAGTCATCATAAGGCGATTTACCAATTTTACCATTATTTTGCATCTGAAATTGTGCTATTTTCTTTTCTACAACTATCAAGCTGTCTACTCTGCTTTGCCAATAATTATCTTCTAGTAGCCAATCAATACAGCTTTTTAATTCATCTAGAGATACAGTTTTTAATAATCTATGTGCAGTAGCATAGTTTTTCATTAGCCAATCTCTAGGGAATACAGTAGCACCTCTTTCTTCTAGTTTAGCTTTTAAATATACAGCTAGTTCTTTATCTTGTTCTGTATACTTTTCTTTTTTAGTTTTAGATTGCTTACCTGGTGTTTTTTCTTCTTCTCGGTGAACTTGTTCACAAAGAGTATTTATATTATTATTATTATTATATTTATAATATATATTTATATCCTTTAAGTCTGCTTGTATGGGTATTTCAAAATTTGAAAGGGGTATTTCACTGTCATTAAATGGGTCTATATTATTTTCGTTTATTTCTTCAGGTTCAGGTTTACTAGGTATAGTAATTATAGAATTTATTCTAATGTGTCTAGCTTCTACTTCTTTAGTACCATTCTTGTAAATTATTTCAGATGTTATATATCCCTTTTTCTGCAAAAGAGAAATCCAGGTAGAAACAGATGTTTTTGACACACCTAACATTTCTGATAAATACGCATTAGTTGCCCAGCAATACCCTTCTTTGTGTGAAAGTGAAGAAATTAAACCATAAAGTAGCCTTGCCCCGGGTGGTAATTCTTGGTCTATTCCTATCAAAGTAGGAATAACCATATACAAGTTTTGATAAGAGATATATTTATTATTTTTTTCCATTTTCATCACCTTTCTTTAATTAAAATATTTAATATTTTAATTGAAAGGCACTAGTGTGTGCTAGTGCCTACACTAATTACTTTTCCATAGATATCAAGAGTTTTAATATTTCGTCTGCTTCAAATGGAGTTAACTCTTTAGATGTCTTTTTATTAAACACTGATTGAATATATTTAGCTATTCCTTCTTCGTAATTATGCTTTTTAGCCAACTCATATATTTTACTTAGTTGTTCTTTGGTCGCTAATGTAGCAGCAGGTTGTTCTTTAGTCTTGGGTTGTTCTTTAGTCTTGGGTTGTTCTTTGACTTTAGGTTTTTCAACCTCGTGAGTATTTGTCTTGTTGCTATCTTCTACATCATTAATAGCAAACATACCATTTAAGGCATACTTCCTTGCATAAGAGCTTGATGAGCCTGTTATTTGTGATGAGTCCATTCCCTTCTTTTCTTCTTCCTCTCTTGCGTATGCTTGTGTCTTTATTGTTTCATCTCCATTGGTTAGTATAACTTCTGCTTTTACATAGTATCTGTCGCCTATTAAAACTATTTCATCTGATATTGTAAGAGCGAGACCATTCTTTTGCAAAAGCGGTTTGACTGCGTTTAGTATATCCTCTGTAGACCTGTAATAATATTTCCCAAATTTATTATACTGCGACTTTGGGGCTTTAAGCTCTTGTTGTACATTTATTAGCTTTTGATAGATTGACACTTAAATCATCTCCTTTTTACTCATTATCAAATATATCGTCGTCTTTATAGTTTAGTATCTCTTTAATTTTAAGTGCTAAAGGCAGCCTTGGAGTTCTGTGTCCATTCTCTATTCTAGAATAAGTGGATACATCTATATTTAGAAGCTTTGCCACTTTTGATTGACTATATCCCATTTTCTCTCTTGCCTGTTTCATCTTTGTTCTCATCTTATCACCATCTTTGGTTTAATTCTAATAATTTATTTGCATTAATTTTATAGTAGTGTATGCCATTTTCAATCTTTATTAAATCCTCGATTAGCCCTAGTAAACGCAATCGTCTTATCCCTGATATATAAGTGTATTCTTGTATGTGCATATCCTTTAAAAGTTTAGGAACGTCTACTTTTAGGACTTCATTTTCTATATTCTCGTAAATAAAGATATTGACACACACTACAAATGCAGAGTCTATAATCAAATATTGCTTCAGGTAAGGATATTTGCTTTTTTTAAACATATTAGTCATTTCGCTCATATCCTAGCTCTTTTTCTATATCTTCAAATAAATCTCTGTAATCAATATCTAACGCTTTTGCTACCTTGATAGCAAAGTAAGCACTAGGTATCCTTGTCCCTGTTTCTACTTTGTGCAGTGTGTTCTTAGCCACACCTGCAATTTTAACAAACTCGTCAATGTTATAACCTTTTGACAATCTTAATTCTCTTAAATTTAACATAGCATCATCTCATTTATTTTAGACTGATATAACAAGCTCTTAAATATCAATCTTAACACTTTCTTTCACCTCTTTAATAATCATCTCATAAAGATGGAGCTTTATAACATTGAATGGATATTCTATTTGTTCTCTCGTTTCAATTTCCCCGTCATAAGCCTTTAACGAAATATCTTTCAGCTTATCCATATATTCTATGATGTACTTGATGTCTTTTTCTGTCATTAACATTTTTTTCACTCTCCCTAATTAGATTTAACAAACTTATTATAGACATTACCATAAAAACAATGCTAATTTTAAAACTAAATAGACTTGTTATGATACTTAGTGTAAGAAATATTTCCAATATAGATTCTCCCCTCTAAAATTGACCTGTAACGATACTTTTTTACCTTAGCCATATAATTAGTTGACTCTCATATAAAAAACGCTGTAGAGTACCATTTTTTTAGTCTAAAGGGTATAACCTAGTTATAGCTCTTAAATTAGATTGTTCATTCAGTAATTTTTCTAATTTTATCTTGGAAATCTTGTTTTCTTTTACTGTTTCTTTGTATTCTGCAAGTATAGAATTAAAACTTGCATTTGTAGCCTTAGCTTGTTCAATTGCAACTTTTCTTTTTGCATCATTTGAGTACAAAGCTTTTCCATTTTCATCAACTGCATTATATACTGTATCGGAAATATCTAGTTCTATCTTTTTCAGTTCTTCTTCAAGCTGCAATTCTTTGTCTATAGAGTTTAGCAATTCAATTTGTATAGTGTAAATCTCGTCTACTAATTCCATTAGTCTTTTTTCAATATTATTCATATCAACATCTCCTTTTATAATAAATCTTCTAGATTCCCTATCTTATCGAAAGTTTGTTTTAGTTTTTCTTCCAGTTCTTCGTCTTTCTTTTCTTCATATTCCCGTGCTAACTCATAGAAGGCTTTAATGCAGTCAGTACAGAGAGTAAAATTTTTAAATACTATTAAATTTGTTTCCTCGTTGCACACTTCGCAATGAGCATATGCCTTGCCTATGACTATAAAGTCGCCTTCAATAAATACTGATAAGGGTTGATTATCTTTTATCTTCAAGTATCTTAAGACGCTGGAAGGCACCCTGATGTAATTGTTTTTTATTCTAGTTTTGTCAGACACTAACTTCATTTTATCAACTTCTTTACTAATCTAAATATATAGTCTGATAGATAATAAACAATAGTGGCCAGCATCAATAGTTTGAAAAAGTTGTTCATATAGTACAAGAACATTATCCCCATATTAACCCCCCTTAAAGTATGACATCATCACCTAGAATCTCATCAATACTAACATTAAATATGTTTGCAAGTTTTACTAGGTCCTTTTCTGTAAGCATTGTAAGCCCTTTTTCTCTTTTGTCGTACTGCATTACAGACATACCCATTAGCTTAGCTACTTGTGCCTTACTGTAGTTGTTTTCAATCCTTAACTTGATTAAATTCCTTTTCTTCCCATATACAGTAATAGCATCATTACCATATATTTTTTTCTTCCAACCGCCCCTCACCTTATCACCTCTTTTCTAGGAAAGGGCAGGATAAACCTGCCCATTATAGTTTTAGTTCTTCTTCTAGACATTCTATAAATTCGTCTACACTATCTCCACCACCAGTATCTTTTGCAAATGCTGAAGCCCATATAATGTCAGTACCCGCTATATCTTTTGAATCGTCTTTATAGCAATCATGTTTAGTTATAGTATTATTTCTCCATACAACTACAAGAGTAGGTGTCGCCCATATAGAGCCATTAATCCCGCATATTTCTAAATATTCTTCATCTGTTAATAAGTCTGGATAAATATAATCTTCATCTGCATTATACATAGTAGCATATGTCCATTTCCAATCTTCAGCCATTCCTGCGTATACTTTTTTAATATCATCTTTGTTCGCCTCTGTAAACTTTAGTATTGCTTTTTTATCATACCTTTTCATCAAATCATCTCCTTTAAGTATAGTATAACAAGTATTTGCCTACCTGTCAACTATAAATTAAAATATTTCCCCCTTCCTAACAAGATAACCATATTCAAAGTCAGCGACAATATCTAAATCATCTTCTTTGCTGTAATCTTCAGCTTTTACATAGTAATACTTGCTTGCTATGTCTTTAATGTTGAAAAAAACATATTGGTTCAAAGACGTATCTCCAAGATAAGTATATAAGAGATACAACCCTTGTTCCCCGAAATCATCAAATAAACCCTCGTTAATAAACTCTTGTCTAAACTCTTTATATCCTACTGATTTAACAATCACTTTACCAACTCCTTTACTATTTTTTTTAGTTCTTTCTCATTGATGCAATGTTCTATAGCTGATATATAACATTCAAATTCAATTTCATTATTAATACAAAGCTGCAATCTAACTTCATAATTCATAAGATAAAATTTTAAGTTGATATTCTTTGCCTCTTCCTTAACCAAAAAACCAAGTCCTAAGTTTTCTAAGTCAGTAAAAGAAATATTTAAATCAGTATCAGCAATCTTGAAATAGTTCATTAAATCATCTCCTAGAAAGGCAAAGAGGAAAACCCCCTTTACCTCGTTTTATATTGTTTCAATACATATAATGCCCTTTTTCTTTTTCTGTCATCATACCAACTATTTATTGCGTCAATAGCATCTTTTTTCTTATTGAATGTTATAAAATATATCTCCTCGTCATACATATATAACTCAACTTTATGCTTGAAAGTTTCAGGTAGGACCATATCAATAACATCAAGTACCGTCAATTCTTTTTCTTCCAGGTAATTTTTTTCTTCTTCTGTTAATAACTTTTCATAAAGTTCTTCACTACAGCGACAATCAATATAAACCTTATCCCTGAGTAATTGTTTTTTTACTTTTTCTTTGATTTCCTTTAACATTTAGAGCATCTCCTTTTTTTAATTTCATAGTGTAAACTATTTTAAGCTAAATAATTTAAGCAAAAAGCTATTACAAAAGTGATACGATTGTATTGTTTATAGGTGCCAGAAATTCGGCACTAGTCTAAGAATGGGTATTTAAGAGGGCTTTTAGCCGCCCTCTACAGTGATATGCCTAGATTAGTTCCTAAACTTGATACATCAGCTGTTATTATGAATTGATTATCAACTAGTTTATACTTGATATTGTTCTTGTTTTTCGTCATATTGCCTTGCTCGACTGTTGGTCTATCGAATACTTCTTTACCTTTATAGAACGTGAATCTGAAAGGTGATACAATGATTTTTAGGCTGCTTTCTGACTCGCTTAGCGTGATGTTTAAATTGCCTATTTCTACCCTGTCGTATTCTCCTCCGATGCTAAAGTTATAATTCTGGAATTTTCCGTTGTAGATGTTAAAATAAAGCCCATTTTCTTCATCTTTCTTAAAGATATTAATGCTTTGTCTGTCCAATATTATTTTGATTTTTTGCATTTTCCACCTCTCCTTTTTATTCTATTTTTTTAGTTCGCTTTGCCTTCCTGTCAATTATATTATATCAAGACACTTTTTTATTGTCAAGCTCAATTTTAAGAATGTGCATTTTCAGCCGAAAAATGCCCTTCCTCCACCGCCTGGATACAACTTTTTTGACTTGATGAAATTCCTTATAGGTAGACTAAATCCCCCTTCCTAGTTGAAAATACTAGCTCCCAGGGATTTTATTCAATTTTATGTAATTTTGTAATAGTCTGGGAATAATTGGTAAATGTGCATTTTCCAACACAAAATGCCCTTCCTCCACCGTCTAGATACAAGTTTTTTTGACATTTATTGTCAATATGTAAAATATGTAAGTAGAGGCAAGCAGGTTATACCCGCCTACCATTCCACTAATACGCCCGTGCTACCTTTGGCGATAATATTTAACTCTTCTTCATCATATTTGTGCATATCTTCAAACAAAATAAAGTCAAATTGCTTTTTTATTGCCTCTTTTTCGTTTTGAAATAATTTGCTTAAATAGGTGTATAGCATCTCAGCTCCCTCGACTGTAAAGTATTCCGCAAATTCTTCTTTGAAATTTTTAAGCGTTAACTCTTTTACCATTTTCAACAACTCCTTTTATTTATTAATTAGATGAAGGTAAGCAGGATAACCTGCTCACCACTCAACTAATACGCCTGTAAATCCTACGTCAATTATGTTCAATTCTTCTTCTTTATAGTCTTCCATGTCATCTTTTAAGATGAAGTCGAATTGGCCTTTAATTGTTGCTTCGTCGATTAATCTGTATTCGTCTTCATACGCGAATGCTTCAGCAAGATAGCTATATAGCATTTCTGCGCCCTCGGCTGTGAAATAGTCCTCAAACTCTCTTTTGAAATTAGTTAGATTTAATTCTTTTACTAACATTGTTAACATCTCCTTTTTATTCTATTATCTTAGTTCGCTTTTGTCTTTGTCTCTCTGTCAATTATAGTATACCATCTTCATCGAAAAAGTCAACACTTTTTTTAATTAAGCTATTTGCTGCTGCTTTGTGTGTGTATAATAGAAGAAACTCAACCAAGTGAGTTTTTTTGTGCGTGCGTCGTGCGTGTGTGTGCGTGTGTGTGCGTGTATATAATGGAAGAAACTCAACCAAGTGAGAGGAGGAGACCGGGGAAAAGGAACTCCATATTTGGTGGAACTATATAACAATCAATATATGTCTTTATCATAATTTTCTAAATGTCCTAAATATGAATATTATTTTTAAACAACCAATATACGTCTAAATAGTATTTTTCTAAATGTTCTATTTTATTACAATGATTTTTCAGACAATCCATTTATATCTATATTGCACTTATTATATGTATCTCATTAGTGTACTATGTTTTATTAGTATATAGTGATAGGTTATATATATAATATTTCGCATAGTGTTTTTTATATCTTCTTTTTTATTCTTTATTGCCACGCTTTGTAAGGTATCTTTTATTCCGATGTTTTTGCTATATTGTATTTTGTCGATGTCTTTAAAATGACTTGTTATATTTTTGGTATTGGGTATAATATAGATAGATGTTGTATCAAATATCTCCTTTTTATTTTGTTTTCCCACTGGCACTTATGTGTTGGTGGGTTTTTTTATAGAGGTGTTAGTATGGCTAATATAGTTTATAGGAATAAAGACTACGCTATTAGGATAACTAGGTACAATTACAAGATTATAAACATACATAATGAAGATAGGCATGGACATATGAATAATTTTTTTGACTGTGTTAAACTAATAGATATGATGGTGCATAACAAAGTGCCTAGAAACGATTACTGGTTTGAGTGTGCTGTAAGGTGTAGTGTTGATGGTGAATATAGAAGTCTTTTGTTAAGTATCAAGGAAAGGAGAGAATCGAATGAGAAGAATAAATTATGCAATAGAAATTGACGATAATTTTTTAAAAGAGATTGATTATGATGCTAGTAAAAGAAAATACAAGACTCCTGATGAACTAAGAGAAAAGATTAATGAATACTTTCGTTCTATTAGTATTGCATATCCTGCTTACGAAGCGACAGTAGATGAAGATGGGAATATGGTTAAAGAGCCTGTATTAAATTCAAATGGTGAGCCTTATATTAGAATACAGTGGTTAGATAACCCTAAATTAGAAGCTATGCGTAGATTTTTGGGACTATCCGAAAGTCAATATAAATTGTATTTGCACGATGAAGAATTTGCAGATATATTACATGACGCTAAAAGCATTATAGAAAGCTATGTAGAAGATAAACTATATGAAAGGAATCCTACTGGTGCAATGTTTATATTAAAGGCTAGGTTTGGTTGGAGAGATAAAGAAAATCAAACAATAGACATTAATATAAAGAAATCACTAGAGGACTTTTTTGAAGAAGAATAATGCTAACCTGCAATGATGTAATTAGAAAAAGAAAAGACCTGTGGAATAAGAGCAATAACATAAATACTGACAGAGAATATATAAACAGCATAGCCGACTATATGCTAAGCGAAGATGGAGAGGTAATAAGGAAAGAGGTTCTTGCAAAACCTGAATATATGATTGAGATGTTCTTCTCAATAGTAGACAAGAAACAAAAAACTGTGCCTTTCTTCTTAAATGATGTACAGCAAGAATTATTAAATATAATAAACAATGACATAAAGCTATATGAAAAAGGTAAGATACATCATCTTAAATACCTATTACTGAAAGGCAGACAAGCAGGTATGACAAGTTTTATATCTGCGTATCAACTGGCTAATTCAATAACAAGAAAAAACTTTCAAGGTTATACTCTAGCAGATACAGCTGACAATACAGAAGCTATATTCGCTGACAAGGCTAAATACTATCTAGACCAACTGCCAGAACAAGTTAAGCCATCAATAAGATATTCTAATAGAAGGGAACTTGACTTTAGTAAAGAAGATGGTAAAGGCTTAAACAGTAAATGGAGAGTAGCTACATCAGGGAATACTGACGCTGGGCGTTCTAAAACACTTAATTTCTTTCATGGAAGTGAGGCTGCTTTCTTTAAAGAACTTAACAAAGTATTAGTAGGTTTGTCTGAAGCATTGACAGCAAATGCTATTGTAATACTTGAAAGTACAGCAAATGGATATAACGAGTTTAGAAATCTTTGGGTTGATGAAACAAACAACTATAAAAAGCTGTTTTTCCCTTGGTATAAGACAAAAGAATATGTTTTGCCTTTCTATGATAAGAAAGAGGAAAATGACCTTGTAAGGCTTATTAAAAAGACTTCTAGTGATGACGCTGATACTATTGAATGGCTATCAAACCAACTGTACTTCTTGAAGGAATTAGGGCTGTCTAATGAGCAATTAAACTGGTACTACCACAAGTGGAAAGACAAAAGAGAAACAATAAAGCAAGAGTATCCTTGTGTTCCTGAAGAAGCATTTCTATCAACAGGAAGAAATTATTTCAATACTACCCAACTTGCAAAGAGAATTGTATCTGTAACAGAAAACTACGATACAGGACTATTTTTATACGATTATGGGACAAGTGTTTGGACTGGAGAAAAAACTATAAAAGAAGATAGCATTAGATTTTGTCAAGACTCTAGTGGAAGCATAAAGATATTTGAACACCCTACTTTAAATGGATTGTACACAATAGGTGCTGATACTGCAGGGAAAGGTTCAGACTACAATGTGGCACAAGTAATAGACGAATACGGCAGACAAGTTGCTATATTGAGATTAAAGATTGATGAAGATTTATTTGCAGACCAACTGTATTGCTTAGGCAAGTACTATAACTATGCTTTAATCGCACCTGAAAACAACTTCTCAACATATGTTACAAATACATTGAACAATAGAGAATATCCATCTTTATATGTAAGAGAAAATAGACCTGATGCTATAAGCAAAAGAACACAATCATTGTACGGCTTTAATACAAATAGAGCAAATAGACCAGTTATGTTAGCTAGACTAAAAGAGCTTGTAAGAGATAATGTAGAGTATATAAACGATAAAACAACTCTAGAAGAAATGTTTACATTTGTAGTAAATGAAAATGGTAAGCCAGAAGCCGCTGTAGGAGAACACGACGATACTGTAATGGCTTACGCTATTGCTTTATATATACAAGACCAAGCGACTAGGTTTGATACAAAGAAAGAGCCTACTAAGCTTAAAGGCTTTTATACAGATGAGGAGTTGGAAGATTTAGGATACAACAAGTATGAGATAGAGCTTTATAAAAAAGGAGATGATTTATTTTGGTACTAGGAATGATAATAGGAGTGTGCATATTATCTCTAGGATTTATAGCAGGTTGTGAATACACAAGAGCAAAACTAAGAGAAGAACAAGACGACTTCCCTAAGACAGACAATGGATTGTATTCGACAACTCTACTAATGAGAGATGCTATCTTAAGAGGAGATGATGAAGATAAATGATTTACGAAGAAGATAAACTTAAGCAGTCTGAATTTAAGAAAGCATTAGACGAGCTTATGACAGAAGATGAGCAAAAAAGAGTAGCCTATTACATTGAAAAATATAATAATGGCAGAAACAAACTTCAGGATAAGTTAGAAGAATGGGAAGAGATACAAAAAGCTTATTCTGGTGTAAGAACAGATATAACAAGTTCAGAACAAGACAATATAGTCGCAGTAAATATAGTGCTGTCGCAAATAGAAGGGCAAGTATCTTCTATGATGAACAACAATGTTACAACTACTGTAAGAGGTAGAGGATATTCAGACCAAAAGTTTGCAAAGACTGCATCAGTAGTAGCAGATTTTGTATTGACACAGAACAATCCTAAATATCTAATCAAAGATGCTGCTAGAAAATATTTAAAATATGGCAATGCTATACTTACTGTTATGTGGGATAGCGACGCATTAGATGGATTTGGACTTCCAGTAATAGAGGTAACTAAAAACGGTACAGTAATAATAGATGATAAAATAGACGACATAGTAAATGATTTAAACAGAGCAGACTATATAATACATCAAGTAGGCTCTAGGTCTATAGCTTGGGCGAAAGAAAGGTTTGGGGAAGATAAAGCTAATGCTATTGTACTTGGGAATAATAACCCTGACTTTGAATATCAAGACACAGACAACGAGGAGAGTTTTACCTATTTAAGAGTATGGACTAAAAACAACGAGAACAGAAAACTACAGTTGCTTGAGATATCTCTGTGTGGAATACTTTTAAGTGAGTCTAAACCTAGTTCTCCGTACTACACAAACGTATTCAACAAATATCCATTCTTTGTAGCAGGATTGTATAAAGATGAAGCTGACAGCTACTACTTTGGAGATGGTAAGGCATTATTGCCTATGCAAAAATATATCAATAAGTTATATGATGAAATACTTTTAGCTGTTAAATTCAGTTCACAAGGAAGAACATTCGCAGACCCTTCAAGTAAATTAAACCCTATAGAGTTTGCAGCATCTGACCCATCTAAAGTATTATTCGCAAAGAATCCTACGCAGACTATACATACATCTAGGGGAGTAGGGATAAATGATGTAGTATTTAATCTATTAGGAAATATATTTGACAAAGTGCAAGAAGTAACTAGATTTTCTTCTTTAATGACAGGCAATGACCCTGGCAAAACAATGACAGCTACACAAGCTGGAATACAAATGCAACAAGGTATTACTGGAATAGATGATAAGAAAAGCGACCTGTCTAAAATGTTTGGAGATGCTGTTAATTATTCAATAGGTTTATGTATGCAATTCTGGAACGCTGCAAAAGCATTTAGAGTAGCAGACAATGATGACGAGTTTGAATGGGTAGATACTAGGCAATTTAAAGCGATACCAGAACTTATACCATCTAGCAAAGACTTTTTGAATAAATGGAAAGCCGAAAATCCGGCATCTGAAGAAACACCTCAATATATGCAATTAGAAGTTGAAGATGAAAACGGGAATAAGAAAGGTGCTACTAAACAACTTGAACTTGATATAATTGTAAATATAGGCGAAGGATTACCAACAAATAGAGTTGCATTATATAACATAGTATTGTCACTTTCACAGATAATGCTTTATGATGAAGAAACAGGACAGCCTAGACCATTGATTACATTTAAACAGTTTAGAAATATGGTTGAAGAATATCTAGGATTGGTGCTAAGGGATAATGACGCTGAATGGCAAAAGATGGTAGAAGCACAAAAGGAAATGCAAATGGAACTACAACAACAAACACAGCAAAAGCCTATTAACATAAGCCCTACAATAGAAGGTGCTAATCTTAATGGTACAAGCATAACAGGTGGTGTAATGAATGGAATACAAAGATAATAAACAATTTTATGACGTAATGGATACTCTGTCTAAAAACAATCCTAAACTAGCAAAACACTTTCAACTAAGAAATGATGTCATTATGAAATTTGCAAGTCATATAGAGGGTGGTGTCAATATTCTGACACAGCCTATGTGTGAACACTGTGAAAAACCTGCTGCTTGGAATGAAAATGGAACAGCCCATTGCTTTGCCTGTGGAAAAGATACAAAAAATCCAATCACAGTATACGATTATTTCTTAAACTATACTAAAAACTTATCAGAAGAAGATTTAATGATACTAAAACTATTGTAAAGGAGAATTAATATGCTGCTTTTAAACTCACTTAAATTTAAAGGAAAACAAATAACAATATCAGATGTAAGAGGATATTTATTAAATGGAAAGGATATACAGCTGCCTGATGGCTTTTATGGTGGTAGGGTAGACAAACTTGCAAAGACAGACTATGGATTTTTCCATATTGTTATGAGCAAAGACGAACCTATAGATTTAATCATACTAGATGAAAATGCTTTGACTAATAATCAATTAAAGGATATATTAGAAGAAAATGGAGTAGATACTAAGAAACTTTCAAATAAAGAAAAACTTTTAGAAGCATTGACTGAATTATTCAAATAGACCTGAGTATGTCTAAAAACTATTTATTATGGGGTGGCTGCCTAACAGACTATTACGCACTGCTCGGTGCTAAAAGGAGAGAAAAGAATGTTAGAAAAACTAAAATTGCAACTATTTGCAGAAGATGACGAACAGGAAGAATTAACTGACGAAGTTGCAGAAGATGAAGAAGAAATTCAAGAAGAAGAACAGGTAGAAGAAGCTATCGAAGAAGAAGAAACAGAAGAAATGGACTCTAAAACAAGAGCCATTATCAAGCACAAGAAAGAAAACGCATCACTTAAAAAACAACTAGCTGAACTGCAAAACAAATTGCTTGAACAAGAAACAGAAAAGCAAAAGAATGAAAGAATACTAGAACTTACAAATGAAGGTAAGAGTGTAGACGAAGCTAAAAAGTTAGCTGATAAAGAATATGAAACCTTGCAAATAAAACATAGATTAGCTGTTCTAGAAATAGAAAGGCTAGAAGATAAATACCCTGACATAACACTACACACAAACGAATTGATACAAGACGCAGGTAAATTGCCAGACTTTACAATTGAACAAATCTATCTAGCTAAGTATAAGCCTAAATCTCAATATGACGAGAAAACAAGACTAGAACAAGAAATATTGTATAAGACAAAAGAAGCAAGGGAAAAATCTTTAGAAGCATCTACAAGCACTCCTACTGAAACTGTCAAACTAACAGCTAGTGAAGAAAAGGCGTATAACGAAATTAAAAAGTATATGCCTACAATGACTAGAAAGAGATTTAAAGAACTAAGCATGAATGATAGTTTAGAAATTTAGGAGGTAAATTAAATGGCAAATCAAATTATGAGTAGAGCCGATATAGCAAGAGCAATGTATATTGGCACTAAAGAAGTATTTATGAAAAACTTGGAAAAACAACCCACAGAAGAATGGAAAGCATACGCAACAATCAAGACATCAAACAAGATGGAAGAAACATATGACTCTGTAGGCAACTTAAAACCTGCTGATGTAAAACCAGAGGGCGACCCAGTAAGTTATGGAAAAATCGAACAAGGATATGTAACAACTGTTAAAAATGAAACAGTTGCAAATGGTTTTTCTGTAACAATGGAAGCTAAAGAAGATGAACAATGGGGAATAGTTCCAGAGGTTAAAGTAAATGAACTTATCAGAACAATGATTAGCAGAAAAGAACAAGCTGTCGCTAGTGTATGGGATAACACTACTACAGCAGTAGGGGCAGATGGAGTACCTTATGCATCACACACTCACCCATTGTTAAATGACGCTGTTAAGAAAAACGACAATCTAATTGAAAAAGTATTTGATATAAACTCATATCAAGAAGCTATACAAAAATTCAACCACTGGTACAATCACTATGGAGATTTGTTTTTCACAAGACCTGATGCTATATTAGCACACAGAGATAGACAAACATATATCTTTGCTATGTTACAATCGGCATTGCACCCATTTGAGCAATCAAACACTAAAAACACAATACCACAATTAAAAACAATATTCTCAAGCTACACAGACGCTAACAAAGTCCATATACTCGACACAAGCATTGACTCTGCAATACTTCAAAAGAGAAAAGGTTTAACTAGTGGATACGATTATGATGAAAGAGATACATTCAATTTCTACTTCAATGTTCACGAGAGATATAAAGCAGCTATGATTAATCCAGGCTTCGGATTTGTTACAATAACAGGAGTTGCAACACCATAAGGAGAGCCTTAAAGGCTCTTCTTTTTTTATAGGGGAGTGATTTAATGTACGAAAAAAAATGGTTTTTAAGGCTTGATACAAAGAAACAATACGACAATGAAGTAATAACTATGGTTAGGCAAGACACTTATAGTAATGTATTATATATAGTCTTGTATAATGACTCTATTAAAATGGAAGTCAGCAAAACAACAATAGCAACAGTAATAATTGATAAACCAGATAATACACAAGTAATAGGTAGTGCAGAGGTTCTGGATAATGGTACATTAAAATATGTGGTTGACTATCAAGCGTTGGCAGCATTAGGTATGGCTAAATTTACTGTTAAATTAATAATAGAAGATAATATACTAACAACTACCAGTTTTGTGGTAAATGTAATAAATGACCCTTTTGCAGATTCAGATGGAAGTATAGAATCCACATCTGAATATCCAATACTATCAAATTTAGTTTTAGGAACATCAAATATAATTGCAACAGAAGAAACAAGAGTTGAAAATGAAACACATAGGAAAAAAAACGAAGATATAAGAATAGATAATGAAAATGAAAGAATAGCAAACGAGAATATAAGAAAGTCTAATGAGATTACAAGGCAATCTAATGAAACCACAAGACAGAACAATGAAACAAATAGGAATACAAAAGAAACAGAAAGACAAACAAACGAAACTACAAGGCAAAATAATGAAGCCACTAGATTATTAAATGAAGATACAAGATTATCTAACGAAACAGCTAGACAAAATAATGAAACATCTAGAGTAAATGCTGAGAATGCAAGAAAAGTATTCGAGGAATTTTCAAGTTCAAAAACTTATGTAGTTGGGAATAAAGTATCTTATTTAGGTTCATCTTATTATTGCATACAAAACTGCACAAATATACTGCCTACAAATACAGATTATTGGCTACTAATAGCTAAGAAAGGTGAAGGCATAATAGATGTAGTAGATAATGGCAATGGTACAATAACAATATATTATCAAAGTGGTAGCACAGTTGTAAGCAATATATCTATTATCCTAGAAGATAATCTAACATCTACATCAACTACAAGAGGTCTTGCTGCTAATCAAGGTAGAGTTTTAAATGAAATAAAAGTAGATAAAGTCGCAGGCAAAGGTCTTTCCGAAAATGATTATACAACTACTGAAAAAAATAAATTAGCGAATATAGAACCTAATGCACAAGTAAACAAAATAGAAGTTGTCAAAAGAAATGGTAGTGCATTACCAATAAATAATAAAGAAGTTGATATTACAGTTCCAACAGTTATTGATAATTTGACAAGCATAGATACCGATAATGCTTTATCAGCTAATCAAGGTAAGATATTGAATGACAATATGAATACACATAAATCAAATATTAACCATTCATTTTATGGTATAGCAAGTGGAACAAACTCATATACAGTAACTATATCAGATATAACATCATTGGTAGATGGTATAAATGTAAGGATAAAATTTACAAATGCAAACACTGGTGCTTGTACTTTAACTATCAATAGCTTAGGTGCAAAGGGTATTAAAAAATCTGATGGAACAGACTTAGCAAGTGGAGATATATTAGCAGGGCAAATCGTAAACCTGAGTTATAATGGTTCGGTTTTTCAATTAATTAGTGGAGGGAGTGATTATGTTCAGATTGAATTTAATAATTTCGCAGTACGTTCGGGGGAGATTGTTAGAAGTACTCCTACTTCATTAAGTCAAGCAAGATATTATTTAGCAGGAGCAAGTATAGGAGATTATGCACTATTTGCAGGTGGAAAGGATGGTACAACAAATCATAACGTAGTAGATGCTTATACTTCTTCATTAGTACGTTCTACCCCTACAGCTTTAAGTGTTACGAGAAGAGTTTTAGCAGGAGCAAGTGTAGGAGATTATGCTTTATTTGCAGGAGGATGGAATGGTACAACATATTATAACGTAGTAGATGCTTATAATTCATCTTTAACTAGGACTACTCCTACAGGATTAAGTCAAGCAAGGTGGTATTTAGCAGGAGCAAGTATAGGAGATTATGCAATATTTGCAGGAGGAAATACAGGTTCAGCAAGTAATGTAGTAGATGCATATACAAGTTCGTTAGTACGTTCAACACCTACTGCTTTAAGTCAAGCAAGGTGGTATTTAGCAGGAGCAAGTATAGGAGATTATGCAATATTTGCAGGAGGATATACAGGTTCAGCAAGTAATGTAGTAGATGCTTATAATTCATCATTAACTAGAACCACTCCTACTCCTTTGAGTGTATCAAGGTTGGATTTAGCAGGAGCAAGTGTAGGAGATTATGCTTTATTTGCAGGAGGATGGAATTATACAACATATTATAACGTAGTAGATGCTTATAATTCATCTTTAACTAGGACTACTCCTACAGGATTAAGTCAAGCAAGAAGTAATTTAGCAGGAGCAAGTATAGGAGATTATGCTTTATTTGCAGGAGGATATACAGGTTCAGCTAGTAATGTAGTAGATGCTTATAATTCATCATTAACTAGAACCACTCCTACTCCTTTGAGTGTATCAAGGTTGGATTTAGCAGGAGCAAGTGTAGGAGATTATGCTTTATTTGCAGGAGGATGGAATGGTACAACATATTATAACGTAGTAGATGCATACTCTCAAGCTTTCGGAGACATTGACATCCCTATAACTTCTGGTTCAAAATACAAGCTTAACAGCGACACAGAAGTAACAGCAACAACAAGCGGGGTAATTACAGTCAATACACCGTTGACTGGATATATAAAATATAAGGAAGGAGTTTTGTAAAATGAAATACAAAATATGGAATAAAACTGACAATTTGATTACACCAGTAGGGGAGGTATTAACTCCACCTCAAGTAATTGAAAGATATCCCGCCGCAGGAATAGAAGGGATAAAATTCATAATCGCAGACCAGCCAATCAATATGGCAGTCTTTATGGAGTTCGAGGCTACAAAAAATATTTATAAACAACAAGGGGTTCAAATAACAGATGATATGACAGATGAAGAAGTATTGCAAGCAATACAAGAATTTGAGGAAACTCCACCTGTTCAAATGCCAACAGCAGAAGAAAGAATTGCATCAGCGTTAGAGTTCCAAAATTTACTTGTTATGCCTGATATGGAGGTGGATATATAATGACTTTTGAAACTATTAAATCTAATTATGAAAAAGGACTTTGGACAAAGCAGATGGTAAGACTTGCAGTTAGAAAAGGTGCTATAACCAAAGAGCAGTATAAAGAGATAACAGGGGAAGATTATTAATATCTTCCCTTTTTTAAAAGGGGTGGAGAAATGACAATATCTGAATTTCTGGTAACCATTGAAAGCAATATGCCACACGATATACCAGATAGCACAATAATAAACTGGATAAACATATTAGAGGATAGTGTATATTCAAGTATAGTAGGTACTTTAAATACAGAGCCTTTCATATCTGATGATGGGCTTTCCGAAAGAGAAAGATTTAAACCTGAATTTAAAACAATAGATAAAGCAAATGAGCAAACACTATCTTTATTAGATTTTGGCTTTAGATGGCTATCTCTATATGAATACTTTGTGTATGCACAAATATGTATATTAAAAGAAGAATTTGGGAAAGCAAACAATTATATAGCTTTATACAATTCATTGCTAGACGATTTTCTTGCATTCTATTTCTCGAGAGCATCTTACGACAAGGCTTGGTGATAATATGAGATTGCCTTATTTAAACAATATAAACAATTTAAAGATAAGTCCATTGCTTTTCAGCGGGATAAACAAAAAAGAAATAATAAACGACAATGAAATATCAGATGGTCATAACCTATCAACAGAAGAAATACCTGCTATATGTCCTAGAGAACCTATGGAATCGATAAAAAGCTTAACAAAACCTAATTACTTGGGAGTTATTAATAACAAGCTAGTGTATGTAGATGGCACTAGCTTTTATTATGACAATCAATTAAAAGGTACTGTATCAGATACTAAAAAGTCCATAGTTGATTTCAATGGATATATAGTAATATTTCCTGACAAGAAGTATTATGATTATATAAACAATGAATTTAATAGCTTTACTTGTCCTGATATAGATTATGCTGTGGTACATTACAATAGAATATTTGGAATAAAGGGAAGCGAAATAAGAGCAAGTAAACTTGGAGATTTTAAGGCTTGGGAACAATTCGAAGGCACACAAATGGATAGCTGGGGAACAGATGTTTACTCTGTGGGAGATTTTACAGGTACTGTATCTTATCAAGACCATATAGTATTTTATAAAGAAAACAGTATGTACGAGTTATATGGATACACACCTAGTCAATTTAAGGTATTAGAAGTAGCGAAGATAGGCTGTATAGACAATAAAAGTATAACAGAAACACAAGGCATATTATTCTTTGCGTCAGAAACAGGAATATTCGTTTATACAGGCGGATTTCCTACAGATATATCAACAAACCTAAACATAAAGAATTTAAACAAAGCATCATTGATAGGAAATGGAAACAAGGTATATATATCTATTGATGGCACTACTTATATATATGACACAAACCTAAAGACATTCTTGCCTTACGCAGATTTAGATGTTTTATATTTTGCAAAAGATGATATGTATGTATACGCACTAACAACAGATGGTGAAATATATCGTCTAAATAGTGGAGATGAAATTGTAGAATGGAGTTTAACAACTAAACAATTTGATGATGGAGTATTTAATAAAAAGAGCATAAAAGCTATAAGGTTAAAAGCTATAATGGAAACAGGATCTGAAATATCTGTATATGTAAGCAGAGATAATAGACCATTTATTCAAGTAGGGCAAACAATAAAATTTCAGAATGAATATATAAAAACAAAAGAAGTTAAAATAACAATACCATTAAAAAGGGCGAGTTATTATCAAATTAAAATAACAGGCAAAGGCAAGTCTATAATATATGGTGAAAAAGAGTTTGTAGTAGGAAGTGATAAATAATGCAACTCAATGTGCCTAATATAACGATAACAGGAAACAACAACGAAGAAATAGTAAATGTACTGCAAAGATATAGAAAAGAATTAAACTATTTATTAATGAACTTAGACTTAGATAACATGCCAAATGTAGCTAATAAACTGACAGACATAGAAGGCAATTACTCTATAATACAACAAGAGGTAAATAGCATATTGTTAAGTGTAGGGGATATCGAAGGTAATGTATCATCTCTAGTGCAAACAGCAGAAGGACTTCAAACAAGAGTATCTACTGCAGAGGGCAATATATCTACATTAACTCAAACAGCTACTACACTACAAAGTAGAATAGAAACAGCCGAAGGAAATATATCAACAATAACTCAAAACGTAGATGATGTTACTGTAGCTGTAAGCAAGAAAACTACCATAGGAGAGGTTGTCAATTATTTATCGGTATCTCAATCAGGTGTTAAAATAAACGCAAATAATATAGATTTAACTGGCATAACCAGATTGTATTCTCCGACTATGAGCGATTCTTACGCTGAATTTTATGGGAGTTATTTCGCATTAGTTTTTAGAGGCGAAGAAATATTTAGGATACACCCAGATAGTATAGCTGGAACTGACATATATGAACCAACTGGTGCTGGATTGAGATTTTTTGGTGGAGTATATTTCAATGACGCTGATGTTTATGGCTTAACTGTATCTTTCGCATAAGGTGGTGATTTAATGGCTACTAATATGGCTTATGATGCCAGGACATATACAAGCATATCAGTACACGCTTGGTATCAAGGTACAACAGCGGTAACAAAATGTATCATACAAGGACCCACAGCAGCAGTAACATTAACTACAACACCTAAAACTAACTGGACTACTGACCCTCCTGTAAATTTTACCGGCTTAGCACCGGGACAATCATACTCATTTAAAGCATATTTTTATACATCAACAGACACATTAGTTGAAGAAACATCTACTTTTTATTTTACAACTCTTGAATATAGCTCAACTACAGTTAATATAAACACAACTGCAATAGGAGAAACATATTTAAACATAAGAGCTTTTTATAGAGGCAACACTGGCGTAACATATTGTGTTATATCTTGTGCAGGAAATGGAATGACCATAAGTGCAGGCGGAACAACATATGAATGGACTACAGATTCGGTAACTTTTAGCGGATTAAATCCCGGAACATCATATACCGCATCTGTAACTTTTTATAATGGCTCTGGATATGTAGCTAGTACTAGTGGAACATTTACTACACTAGCACCATCAGATACAACTCCGCCTACAGTAAGCAATGTAAATTTAACAGCAATACCAGTTACCAACGGATACAATGTAAAGATGACTTGGGCAGCTTATGATGATGTAGGGATAGTGAAGCATTGGCTATATAGAAGCTCTCCTAACACACAAAACTATGTATCGGTTGGGTATGATGTATCGGGAAGTGCAAGAGAATTTACGTTTACAACAGATGCTGATGGAAATTTATTTCAATCTGGAAAAACATATTATTTTAGAGTTAGAGCTGTAGACGCAGCAGGAAATATATCTACACAGGATAGTGGAACTAAGTCTATTTATATAAGTGCGACTAGACCGCAAAACTGGGCATGGGAATATACAATAGTAAGTGGAGGTAGTGTATATTCAGTAGTTGGGAAAAAAGTAAATATAATGAGAGCAGCACATTGGAATGACTTTACAACACGAATAAATCAATTTAGAGCATATAAAGGTTTATCACCTTATTCATTTACTCAAGTTACTAGCTCTACAAGTGGAAGTGCAGTTGTGTCTGCTATAAATCAAGCAATAAATGCAATAAATGATATGTTACCAGTAGGAAGCAAGATGTCTACAATAACGGCATCAAATAAAGTCGCTGCAAGTATATTTATAAATTTAAGAGATAAATTAAATAGTATCCAATAGGGGTCAACTACCCAACGACTAAAGTCGTGGGCTTGATAGCCCTATGTTGACCAGGCTAAGGTTTGAAACAAAACCTACGTTATCTATGTCATGACACCCTAGGATGCCCTCCTAGTTCTAGGCTCTGTCGTATAGCATTAAACAGGTGTAGTGGGTTAAGCCAGTGTGTTATACGTGTAAACATAGATAACATTGCCGAGGGAGATGTTACCTGCGTAAGCAGAGAAAGGAGAAATTCCTATGGTATTTGTTTTAGATGCAAATAGAAAACCATTATCACCTTGTCATGAAGCAGTTGCAAGAAAATTGCTTAAACAAGGTAAGGCTGCAATATTTAGAAGATACCCATTTACAATAATTCTTAAAAAATCAGTAGAAGACACTAAAAACAAGCAAGAATATAGATTAAAAATTGATTATGGTAGTAAGCATACAGGATTAGCTATACTACAAAAAAACAATGTAATATGGTTAGCTCAAATAGACCACAGAACAGATATTAAAAAGAAACTTGATGATAGACGTATGTTTAGACGCAACAGAAGAAATAGAAGAACAAGATATAGAAAGCCAAGATTTTTAAATAGAAAAAGAAAAGAAGGATGGATACCACCTTCACTTGAAAGTAGAGTTAATAATATAAAAACATGGGTTAATAAGTTACAAAAATTAATTCCATTAACTCATATATCTTATGAAAATGTTAAGTTTGATACTCAATTAATGCAAAATCATGAAATAAGTGGTATTGAGTATCAACAAGGTACACTTCAAGGATATGAAGTTAGAGAATATTTACTTGAAAAGTTTGGTAGAAAATGTTGCTATTGTGGAAAAGAAAATGTTCCATTAGAAATAGAACATATAATACCAAAATCAAGGGGTGGAACAAATAGAGTTGATAATCTTTGTTTATCTTGTAGAGAATGTAATCAAAGGAAAGGAAACATGACTGCTGAAGAATTTGGTTATCCTGATATACAAAAACAAGTTAAACAAACATTAAAGGATACTTCTGTAGTTAATTCTACAAGATGGAAAGTTTATGATGTACTTTGTAATAGTGGTTTAGAAGTTGAATGTGGTACAGGTGCTTTGACTAAAATGAATAGAATCAAATTAGGATTGCCAAAAGAACATTACTTTGATGCTTGTTGTGTAGGACAAAGTACACCTGATAAATTATATTTTAAGACAAAAGATGTTTTGTATATAAAAGCAAAAGGTAGAGGGAGTCATTGTAGAACAAATTTAGATAAATACGGCTTTCCGAGAGGATATTTAGCAAGACAAAAATATTTCTTTGGTTTTCAAACAGGAGATATGGTTAAAGCTGAAATACCAAAAGGAAAATATAAAGGCATTTGGTACGGAGAAGTTGCATGTAGAAAATCAGGTAGTTTTGATATTAAAGACAAGGAAGGTCAAAGAGTTGTACAAGGTGTAAATCATAAATATTTTTCAGTTGTACAACACTTTGATGGGTATAGTTATAGAAAGGAGGCAGCAATTCTTACGTAGCGTGTTTAAAATACGCAATTCCTCCACGTGGCTAAAGCCAGTGGCTTCCTTGCGTAAGAATTTGTGATAAAGTTGAAATATGTAATTGAAATGGAAGAATATGTTTTAAACAATTTAAAATTGTTTTTAGAAAGGACAACTATGACAGGTAAAGAAGTTGGTGCATATGCAGAAATACTAAAGTGTATATCAGAAGCTAAGCCAAAAGAGGTTGGTGATGAATAATGGCTTTATCATATTTTGACCAACAATATTTAAACCCAGAAGAACAAAAACAAATGCTTGAAATTCAGAATAACTGGGCGAACGCATCTCCACAAGAAAGAGAGAGTTATCACACATTAGCTGAAAGTATGAGAGCAAAGTATGGATATAGTGGTGGTGTATCAGGCAATGAATATATACAAATAGGTACTGTTCAACAACCTACTATAAATCCATACGAAAGTCAATGGAACGATACACTTCAAAACTTATACAAAGATATAAGCACAGCACAATATCAACCTAGTCCATATGAAGCATTAATAGCACAATCTATATCACAAGCTGCTAATAGAAAATTTGAATACGACCCAAATACAGACCCTGCTTATCAAGCATACAGACAAAGGCTTATAAGTGCAGGTGAAAGTGCATATCAAGACAATTTAGCAGGCTTATCGGCTGCTACAGGTGGCAGACCTAATACTTGGGCTGCTAGTGTGGCGTCACAAGCTAGAAATCAGTATATGCTACAAGCCGAAACAGCAATGCTTGATTTTGAAGATAGAGCATACAGCAGATACCAAGCCGAAACAGATAATTTGTATAAATTTATATCTGTACTAGACAGTATGGATACGAAATACTACAACAGATGGAGAGATAGCATAAACGATAAAAAAGAGCTGTTTAATATGGTAATGCAATTAGAAGATGCAGACTTTCAAAAGTATCAATATCAAGTTGAGCAGTCTTGGAAACAGTTTGACGCAGAAACAGCAAACTTCCAACTTGCACTAGACAAAAAGAAGATGGATATACAAAACGCATTAGATAGAGTAGAGATGCTTGGATATGTAGATAATAAAGCGGCTGCTGTTTTAGGAGTACCTACAGGAACTCTATCAAAGACAGCAAGAGAAAGAGCTGAAGCTATGGAAGATTACATCAAAAAGCAATCAATAGATTTAGAAACATATAAAAAGCAAAAAGCGATAGACTACGAGTATGATATGAAACTCATCAATGCAAAAGTATCGTCAGGTAGCAGTAGCGGGAGTGGTAGTAGTAGTTCAAAACCACTCACAACAACTGAAATAAAAGCAATAGGCAATGAAACATTAAACTTTGACAAACTAGTTAAATCAAAAGACTATCAATCTCTTAAACACGACGCTTACAAGATGGAATCCATAAACGATTTTATAGACAGCGTAATAAAGAAAGGGCAATATGGCTCTTATGGTGCTAGAAGCTTAGAAATAGCAGAAGCTATATTAAATAATGTAATGCAACACGAAGAATATCAAAGAGTATTAAATGCTTATCAAGGTGCAGTAGAAGCAGCTCAAAAAGGCTCTAAAGAATATATGCTTAAAGACTATGAAAGTAAAAGTGTAAAGACAAGCAACACAAATGCTCAATCTAAGAAAGGCAAGATAGGATATAGTCCTAACTAAAGGTGGGATAATATGATTGATTTAAACAAATATAAAATAACTACTGGCTCATTGTCGCCTGAAGTGAAATCTTTAATAGATAGAAATAAGCAATTTTCTGAAAGACTTAAAGACAAAGATGAGGAATACAGGAAAAGACAAGAAGAAAAAAGAATACAAGAATTAAAACTTAAGCAAGAAGCATTGCAAAGATATAATGGCGACAAGTCATCAAATGGAGTATTCGATAAAATAGACAGGATAGAAAACACTACAAACCCTGTATTAACAAGTAAAACAAATGATAGAGCAACACAAAAATACGACAGCAAAAGATATGCAAAGAGCTATGCTTATCAAAAGCAAAACTTTGATTATGCAAATGCACTATCCAATGATGTAGGCACTATATATGCCTTTAAGAGAAGCATGGGGAAATCTGATGAAGAAATAAAACAAGAGCTTGTACCAAAAGCAAATGATTATGAAGTGGAACAAAAGTTGGCGGAAATTGAAAACAAGCTAAAACAAGGCAATGAAGGTGTATTGTACAACATACAAGAAGGCTACCTTGAAAAAGAAGTGATGGACTTATTATCAAAAGAAGCTATAAAAAGAATGAATGGATTGCCTAACAAACTAGACGAAGTAAATAAATTCATAGAAGAACACCCAGAAATGTCGCTGAGTGAAGAAAACGACAACGCATTATATAAAGGTATGAGGTTCACAGGCGAATTTGTAAGTCAAACCAAAAACTCAATGGCTTATGCCTCTAAAGATTTAGACTCTTGGGCAACCGCAGCTGCTATAATAGTTGGTGGAATAGCTGTAGGTGCTGTAACAGGCGGTACTGCTTTGCCCGCTTATGTAGGTGTAACAGCTTCTGCACTAGCTACATTATCGCCTTTCGCAGCTATGGGATTTGGAATGAGTTATGGTGCAGCTAAAAAGATGGCAGAGGTTGAAGGTGGGCTTGCATACAACGAATATATACAACAAGGAATACACCCTGACATAGCAAAAGATATGGCACAGACAGTAGGTGCTATAAATGGCGTATTAGAAATGGTAGAGATGGGAACTCTCATAACTTGGCTACCCGGTGCTAGTGTAGCTAAAGATTTAGCTATGAAGAAAGTCAATTCAGAGATGACTAAGAAAATATTAAAGACAGCCGCAGCATATGGAATAAACTTGTCAAGCAATATGCTTCAAGAAGCTGCACAAGAAAGCACAACTATGTTAGGATTGACGCTTTCAGATTATATGCAAAACGCACCCAACCCTAACACGCTAGATGGTTTAAAAGAATTAAAGAAAACAATGACATCAGACGAGTATTTAAGAAGAGTAGGGGATAGTGCTATAGGTGCTGCCGAGAGTATGTGGCTGCTACCTATAGGAAGTGGACTTATAAAAACAGGAACCAATCAAATACTAGAAGGTAAGGCTAAGATAAAGCAATCAAAAGGCTTTTACACAGCAGAAGATGTAGAAACAGACGCCTATGTTCAAGAGCAGAAAAAGCTATTGCTTGATGATGGTGGAGTAATAGATACATTAAGTGAAGCTGTAATAAAAGAATCAAACGCAACAGGTCTTAAATACTTGACAGCTTTAGAACCTATGGTAGAAGCATTACTTGCCAGAGAAGATTTAACCAATGGCGAAAAGCAGCTATTGTCTAAAAAATACGAACAGCTTAAATCAGCTATAGAAACAGCTAAAGAAAAAGTAGTTTTAGACAATCCAGATATAATATTCGAGCCTACGTCTAAAAGCGAAATAGCAGGGAAAGTCTTAAATAGAGAAGTGCCTTTCATAACACTAGACAAAGACATATATATAGACTATTACAAAGACGCAGAAGAAAAAGGCATATTGGATAAAGTAATAGATATGACAAACAAAGGCAAGACATATTCGGAAATAGCAGATGAAGTTGCTAAAATGCTTCCTAGAGGAAAGAAAAATGTAGTAGACGCATCTGTATATATAAGTGCTATAGAAGCTGTGAACAGGGAAATAAACGCACAAAAGCAATATAACTTAATTGAAAACCTAGATAAAATGACACAACTGATAAATGCTAAAACAATAGAAGAAGAAACAATAGAGCCACCTACACTAGAACAGAACACACAAGAAGAACAAACAACAACAAAAGAACAACCTATGCAAGAAGAACAAACAACAACAGAAGAACTTGCTACAGAAACCACACTCGAAGAAGAAACTCAACCTACAGTAGAAGCTCAACCTGAAGAAGAAATAACAGCAGAAGAACAAAAGACACTTGAAAAAGTTACAGAGCCAGTTGAAACAAAAGATGGCAAATACTCTCCATCAGACATAGTAAAAGTGCCTGTGGAAGATATAAGAATAGACCAACAAAGATTTCAGTTTAGAGAAAGCGGGACCACTAATAAGTTCAGCGACACAGACTGGAAAGATGAGCTATCTGGTGTATTACTATTATGGGAAGATGACAAAGATGGCACTTTGTATGTAGTAAATGGACATCATAGATTATTATTGGCAAAGGAAAACAATGTAGACTATATAAACGCAAGAATACTAAAAGATGTTACAGACAAAGAAGCAAGAGCTATGGGAGCTTTGATAAACATAGCAGAGGATAACGCAACAGCAGTTGATGTAGCTAAATACATCAATGAAACAGGAAGCACTAGAGAAGAACTGATAAAACTAGGGATATCTCCTAGAAGTAAAATTCTAAGAGATGGTGAAGCATTATCTAAGCTGTCAAAACCACTATTTAGAAAAGTGGCGACTGGTGCTATGAGCATAGAAAATGCTGTTATTATAGGAAACGAGTTGCCTAACAACGAAGAAGCACAAGCATATATTGCTAAAAAGATAAACGAGCTAGAAGCAAAAGATAAAATAATAACTCCATCAATACTTGAATCTTTAATCAGGATAGAACAGTCAAGCGGGTTTATTGAAGGTGAACAAATAAACCTATTAGGAGAAATAGATAAGAAATCATATGCTTACGAGAAATCCACAATAGTTGATTATGTAAAGAAACAGCTAAAGAATAAAAAGAAACTATTAAAGAATGTAAGTAAAGAAACAAACGCACAAATATTAGAAAGTCTTGGCAACAAAGTCAACATAGACGAAAACATAAAGCAAATGGAAAGCACAGACCTTGCATTGTATCTATTAGATAAAACAGCGTACTATAAATCAAGTATAAGCGACATGTTCAATGAATACGCAAAGGAACTTGCAATTACAGACAAACCATTGGCTGTAAAAAATAAAGCCTTGAACGACTTTATAGCGAAGATAGAGAATGGAGAACTGTTAAACGAAGTATTCGGAAACAATGAAGTTGTGGAAGAACTAGAAAATCAAGCAAGTTTATTGGAAGCACAAACAGAATTGCTAGGGGAAAAGATGGTAGAAGTAGTAGAACAACCATCAGTGGAAGTTGTAATAAACCCTAAAGCGTCACAGCTTCTTGTGGAAGAAATGCAACCAGTATTAGATGCTATGTCTAAAAACCCTATATTTAATAACTTGATTGTAGAGTTTAATGGCAAGGAAGAAAAAATAGTAAAACTAACTAAGAAGGAGTTGGAAAAGTATGGATACGACAATGCAGAAGCAGGAGAATATAGAATCAGTGGATACCTTGAAAGACCTAGAAGAAGAAGGAATGGAGATAACAGCAATAACAATAAATCAAAACTAGTCCTTACTAATTCAGCAAACAAAGGAACTTTACTGCACGAAGTGATTCACTATGTAGAGCAAATAATACCAGAGATAAACCCAGACCTTGCAAACTTGATCGATGATTGGGCGAATGATGTTTACGAACAAGCAAAAGAACAAGGCATAGAAGTATGGGATAGAAAAGAATTACTAGCAAATGCACTTACTTTAGGTGAATTTGGATATGCAAGTGATGATATAGCAAAAGCAAATTTAGTAGAAGTAGACCCTGATATAATAGCAGACTTTAAGACCATAGTAAGTCCTGAATTTATAGAAGCTGTAAAAGGTAAGAAAAAGTCAAAGAAGAACAAACAAATAAAACTTAAATATAAAGGCTATGCTGAAAGACAGTTAAAAGAAAGCACTAAAAAAGAGGATATAGTAGAAGCTAAAACAGATAGACTGTCTGAAATATCGAATAAACTTGAGAATTCAATCAATGGTGCCGCCTATTATTCAGCAGACCAAATAAAAAGCATAATGGCCATAAAAACGGAAGAAGGAATGTATGACTATATCATATTTGAAAATGGAGAAGATATAGCAGATGATACAGTAACTTTAGACAAACTATTGGATATCATACAAAAGAACGAGCTTATATACGACAAAAAAGAAATACACGAAGAACTACAGCAATATGATAGAACAGTCGTAGAAAACATATTCAACGGGATTGATGTATTTGACTTTGGAAAAGTTTTAGACGCAGCTAAATCAGGCAATATAAACGCAAGTGATTATGATTTAATATTAAGCAAGTATGTAGACAGAAACCAAGCAAACCTATTGATAGACGAAATAAGAAAAGCGTCTAAAACAGGTTTTAATTTGCCTAATGATAAAGTATCTATGACACAATTCTTAAACAGGTTTTTTGATGATGGAACAGACGATACAATTAAAATAGTCTTAACAGAAAACAACAAATATGCTATTGCAAAGCTTAACTTTGAAAATCAAGATACAATTCTTGATATGAAAATATTCGGAGAGTATGACACATTAAAGAAAGCAATAGACGCATATTTAAACACAGAGCTTAAAGTAGACGCAACTAAGGAAGAATTCTACAAAGCATTTAAAGAAGATATGATTTATCTACGTTCTAAAGATGGGGAACATTCAAAATATGTCATATCAAACAGATACAAAGAAGATGTGGTATTAAACGAGCTAGACAACTACACTTTAGCTTATGCATACAAATACAACAATATACACAAAAACTCTAAACTATCTACATTGACTGAATATACAAAAGAAAAGACTGGTGGAGAGCCTGTATATATTGACATAAGCAAAACAATAAAATACGAAGATGCAATACAAAAGTACCCTGACGACCCATTATTCACACAACATTTATTACAAGATGGGTACACAGCAATAACAACAAAAGACACTATAATACCATTGGCACCTATGTTTGTTAAGCCTTTGCACACTACAACGCTATATACCTTCAGCGAAGTAGGACAAGACAAGATGATAATAACAAAGAATGGCTCATTGCTATTGAATGGATTTAATAGGACTTTCTTGTACAAAGACAAGATATACAAATACAATGTAAAAGTAAAAGACAGCTATTCTTTGAAAGACTTAAACAGAGTGGATACTCCAATATATATAGAAAATGTAGACAAATTCGACAAAGATGTGGCAAAAGCTATACTGGAAGCAGAAAAAACAATGCACAGCACAGTATATCTAGATGGGAAGAAATATACAAACAGCAAAGCACAAATGCCAAAATACGCAGGAGAAATAATAGACCCTGACGCTGTCACGATATCATTTACAACAACCACAGATTTAATGAACAAACTTATTGAATTTGATGGCATACCTGTACCGTCTATAGCAATAGCAAAGGCACCGCCTAAGTCAGCTGACATGGGCAATAACATAGTGTTCTTGTTTAAAGCTGAAACAATAGACCCTGCTGTAAATAAAGGAAACACAATATATTCGACTGAAATGTTCACAAGGGAATTTCCAGTAAGAACACCTAATGGAGTAAATGATGTAATCAAAGAAGTAAAAGATTATATAATAAGTAGAACAGACCATACAGTAATCGCAAGAAAGATGTTAAACTATTACAACTTTGATGAAACATACGACAGTGTACAATTCTTTACAACAGTATATTCAAATGACCCAATAGTTAAATATGTATACGCTGTGGATAATGGAATATACAAATACGACAAAGCTATACTTCCTGCAGATATAAATTCTCAATCAAGAGAAGCAATGGCAAAAGCACTGCATAAATATGTATCTGAAATAGATCCTAGAGATGTGGGACAATGGCTCTTGGACTTAGTGTATAAGAAAGACACGAGAATGTATACAAACAAGGCTACAAACTTTGTAGACCCAACAGTGCAATCATACTTTGCAGACTTAAAAGCAGACAACCTAGCAAGAATGTTTGCAAACGCACCTAAGCCTGACATAATGAATGGAACAATAGACCTTGCTATGCTAAAGGCTTTTTATGCGAAGAAATTTGAAAGTTTTGCAGAAGCACTAGACCACAGGGATATGCTTGTGGCCAGAGGTGGAGAAACAAATATGCTAGGGTATACGCAAAAAGCATATGAGTTGATAGACAAAATAATAAAAGATAACAAAGAAAATATAGAAAACTATATATCTTCTGAAAAACAAGAGTCGACAAAAGATATACACGACCAATTAAAAGACCCTGAAAAGTTTATAAAGGAAAATTTCCTAAGCCTTATAGGGCTATATTTCCAAAATAAAAAGACCAATAAATTCGATAAATTCGGATACTGGTATGACGACCACGCAGTACCTAAGCAAGACCCTCGCAGAGCTTTTCATATAATGGGGCTAAAAATAACAGAAGAACACCTAAACGAATTAGAAACGATACTGAATGATGTTATCAACGAAACAAAAACAAACCAATTTGATGCTGTAGTAGATAGAGTAATACCATACAGTGAAATTGCAGCCGCTATAGTGCCTAAGAATATAAATCCAGAAGTTGTAAAATTCCTAAAATCTAGTGGAGTAAAAGCAATAGTGCCTTATGGCGAGAACTCTTGGAACGGACTAGCAGAAGCTGTTATGAAAGACAACGAACTCTTGTACCAGCTTAAAAAGAATACATCAGATAAGAGAAGGAAAGACTACGACAATAAACTTGTAAAAGATACAACAGGAGAACCTTTGACATACAAAGGCAAGACTTTTGACGGGGAAGAAACAGAAGGGAACTATTATGTAATAAGCGAAAACCCATATATCGTAAAAGACGAAAAAGCGTTCAATGACTTAACCTATAAAGATTTAAGCGATGGAGGATATGACGCTGCAATACTTGTAGACGTAGATGGAAACCCTATAAAAGTAAGACCTATAACACAACAACAACTTATACTTGCAGAACCTATGGAAGCTATGGATTTTAATGAATTACCTGAATATTATCACATAAAAGAAACAAGAGATTATAAAGAGAGAAGTTGGGGGAAAACAGTAAGGGATATGAATATCAACGACCCTTGGATAGTAGATATACTTACTGATACTCAATTTTGGTATGATGTAAAACACAACACAGACACATTTCTCTTAGCAGGTAAGATACTTCAAGAAAAGGGTATAGACTATGTAGAAGCTGTACTTGATTCAGGAATAGAAGTAACACCTGAAATAGAAGCAGCAGGTTTGATACTGATTGAATATTATAGACAAAATGGGAATAAGTCAGAATTTCTAAACGCTATGGAGAGAGTCGCTATTAACGCTACTACTGCAGGACAGATAATTCAAGTGCTGTCTCAATTTGGCAAAATGTCTGCAGAAGGCAAGATAAACTATGTTAAGAGAGAAGTCGAAAAACTTACAACCCCTAAGGATAAAAGAATTGTAGAAGAAAAGACAAAAGAAATAAAAGAAAAGACAGTAAATATTTTAAAAGAAACTCTAGATGATAAAAGACTGGGCGACTTCTTAGAAGAAAACAAAGAAGAAATGGCAAAAGTAGCAGACTATGTAGAACAAATTTCTATGACGCCAGAAGAACAAATAGAAGCGGAGAAACCAACAGTAACTAAAAAAGAAACAGATACTATAGTTGACGAAGCTGTCAAAAAGGTTAAGCAAGAGAGAGCAACAAAAGGGCAGTCAGAAGGCGTTCAACAGACAATGAATATACCTAGAGATAAAGACTTTTTAAGCAAGAACAAAGACAAGATTGTAGAGATAGTCAGAAATCATTACACCAATCCAGACAACAAGAGCTTAAAGACAAAGTTAAAGAAAATAGGACTTACAGATTCAGAAGCTGCTATTGTAGTAAGATACACAAAAGAATATATTAGAAGTAGCTCTGAACAAAAACTGCTAAGTGAAATAAACAATACTGGCGTTCAAGATACTTGGCTTAGCAAATTAATATTCCAAAATGTGCTAGATGGCGACTTTGGACAAAGTTTAAAAGCGTTAATAGCAAAGAAAGAAAGAGTGCCTTATTTATCTCAGGACCTTATAGAACATATCTATAAGATGTCAGATATAATAGACAACATGCCTGATGGCAAAGACAAAGACAGAGAAATTGCTAAACTTATCAGAGATATAAACGAATATTTACCAGTATCAAACGCAAGGAAAATATCTACATTGCACATAATGGGTATGTTATTAAACATTAAATCTGCACTTAGAAACATATTGAGCAATAGAGGATTTAGAAATGTAGACACCTTTGCTGTACAACTGTTCGGGACACCTATAGATAAAATAATAAGTATGAAGTCAAAGAGAAGAACAGTGCTATTTAGACCTATAGCATCATATAACAATCAAAGAAAATACTATAAGACAGAAATGCCTAACGCAGTATACGAACAAAGACAAGGTATAGATTTTAGCACTATTGATGATAAATTCTCAAGTGGACTAGATATAGGTGATTTATCAAGAACATCTATAAGAAGAACATTCCCTAGAAATTCATTACTAGGAAAGGCTGAAACAGCTATGAATGTTTTAATGAGAGCGCCAGATAGAGCGTCTTGGGCTGCATCATATTTCGACTCTTTAGATATGCAGATGGAATTGAAAGAAAAAGGGTACAATAAAGATATAACAGAAGAAGAAATGTCAGAAATAGCTAATGCAATAGGGTTATACAGAACATTCAATGATGATACAAAACTATCCATTATGTTTAGAGAAATGAAAAGAACATTAAATGTAATCGGATTCGGGAAAAGAGAATTTGGTATTGGAAATATCATTACAACTTTCCCAAAAACACCTGCTAATCTTATTATGAGAGGGCTAGATTATAGTCCTATAGGATTGGTTATGACTACGTTTAAACTATTGCACGATACATCAGACAATGTATATCTAAGACAAAAACTTGCTGTTGAAGGTTATGCAAGAGCAATAGCTGGTACTGGTCTAACAGGAATAGGAGTTTTGCTATACAATATGGGCATCATCACATCAGGCTCTCCTGAAGATGAAAGCAAATTGAGAAAGTTTAAACAGTCTATGGGATTAAGAAACTACTCAATAAACATAAGTGCTATACTAAGGCATTTACAAGGGCAAGAAAATGCAGGAGATTTAAGAAAAGGTGACAAACTATTCTCTTATGACTGGTTTTTACCTTTGTCATTCCCATTATCTATTGGTGCTGACATAGCAAGTGGAGAGTCTAGTGCAATATCCGTAGCAGATAATTTATTGAAATCTTTACAAGCAGGACTTAATTTATACACAGACCAACCATTATTTACAGGGCTTGAAAGATTATTTGGTAGTGAAGATTTAGGAAGCGGTGTTACACAAACACTCAAAAGTGTACCATCTAGTTTTGTTCCAAGTATAGTATCTCAACTAGCACAATTTACAGATGGAATAAACACAGACCCATACACAGGCTACTCCATACCAGAACAAACAGTCAATCTTATCAAAAATAGGCTGCCAGTGCTAAGAGGGACACTACCACAAAGAGTATCTCCATTAGGAGATGGATTGGAATACTATACAGATGACGACACATTCTACACTAAATTCTTGAAAGCTTTCTTATCTCCGGGGATAGTAACAGAATACAATCCTAGTGATGAAGCACAGTTTATAATGGATTTAGTCGAGTCTACTGGAAATGAAGAATTAATACCACCTAAACCACAAAAACAATACACTTTAGAACTTGATAATGGAGAAAAAGTGATAGTAAAACCTACTCCTGAAGAATGGGAAGAATGGCAAAGAAGATTTGGCGAAAACATCAAGAAAGACATAAAATATATTATGAGAAACTATTCAGGTAGGCTTACGAAAGAAGAACTTTCAGACGAAATAAACAGAGCTATAAGTGAAAACAAAAAAGAATTTAAGGAATATTTGTTGCAACAGCAAAATAAAAAAGGGTCTAGCAATCGCTAGGCTCTTTCTTTAAGGAGGCTTTTATGGAAGAACTTATAAGTGTAGCGAGTTTAGTTGGCATTCTATCAGGCATTGTATTTTCATATATAGGCTACCAACGTGGCATTAAAAAAGATGTAGATGCTAATGGAGTTAGAAAAGGCTCAATTTACACAGACATAGAATATATCAAAAGAAAGATTGATGATGTAGCAGAAGGGCAAAAAGACACCAATAAAGTCATAAGCAGTCTAATGGAAAGGATAATAAGAGTTGAAGAAATGTCAAAATCTGCACACAAAAGAATAGACGACATAGAGTCTGATTGTAGAGATTGTAAAAGGGAAAGGTGATAAAATGGAAATAATCAAAAAGTTAGTAAGTGAAACTATGTACGATATTAAATGTCCTTACCCAATGAAACCTGAGTTTATTGTAGTTCATAATACAGCTAATGATTCAACTGCAATGAATGAAATAAACTATATGATTACAAACGCACATAAAACATCATTTCATTATGCTATTGACGATAAAAACATAATACAAGGTATACCTGACAATAGAAATGCTTTTCATGCAGGAGATGGAGTTAATGGAATTGGTAATAGAAAAGGCTTATCCATTGAAATATGCTATTCTAAATCAGGTGGAGAAAAATTTGATAAAGCAGAGCAATTAGCAGCAAAGTTTATAGCATATAAGTTAAAAGAATATGGCTGGGATATTAGTAAAGTAAAGAAACATCAAGATTTTAGTGGCAAATACTGCCCCCATAGAACGCTAGATTTAGGTTGGAATAGGTTTTTAAATATGGTAAGTAAAGAATATGAGTTGTTATTAAAAGGAGGAATTGAAGTGGAAGATAAGAATACACCATCAACTTGGGCTAAAGAAGCGTGGGAATGGGCGAAGAAAGAAAAGATAACAGATGGTACTAGACCTAAAGAAAACATCACCAGAGAAGAAGTTATTGTAATGATTTATAGAGCATTAAAGGTGAAAAAATGAGATACTCTAAAAAGATAGTATCGCTAATAATAATGTTAAATTGTTTGTTCACGATGGCTATACTGTTATTGGTATGGTTTAAAGGCATAGAGCCGCAAGCTCTTATAACAGCGTGGTTCGGCTTTACTACCATTGAATTATGGTCATTGGCAGGTATAACAAAAACCAAAGTAAAAGAAAGGAAAGATGAAAATGAAGATTGATTGGAAACTAAAATTGTCAAGCAGAAAGTTTTGGGTAGCTTTAACAGGCTTTGTAAGTGCTTTATTATATGCACTTAACTTTGCAGAAGCTACTGTGGAAAGTGTAGTAAGTGTTATAATGGCTTTTTCAACTCTTATAATATATATACTTGCAGAAGCCCATATAGATGCTAATAGAACAAAGAGTGGGGACAATTAGTCCCCATTCAGCATCTCAAGCAAATCTATCAAAGCGTATTTTTTTAATCTTGTTATATGTCTTTCTGAATAATTAAGCTCATCACTTATTTCGCCTATTGTCTTTTTATTTAAGTAATGTTCTATTATAATCGCTTTTTCTATATCAGGAAGGTAGTTTATAGATTGTATCAATAGCCTTACATCATCTTCCAACTGTTTTTTCTTTCGCATTAGCATTTCTCTTTCTTCTGCAATCATAACTGCTTTTTCTTCTGTTGGATTTGATATATTGCTGTTTGTCACTCTATCACTATCGTATGATATGGAATCTATGTCGTATTTTTCTTCAAGCCTTGCAAGTCTTTCTTGTATTGCGAATATTTTTCCTCTGTCGATATTTATTGATTTTAATTTCATTATCAACATTTCTTCATTAATCATAATCATACTCCTTTAAATCTCAGCTTGATACTTCAATATCGACTGCAATCCATTCATTCTAGTTTGTATGGCTTCTATAGCTGTCCTTGCAGCCTTTAGCTTTTCTTCAGCTAAATCTCTTTGAAACTTTACATCAGCTACATTACCTCTTGCTATGTCTGGTATTAATGTTATACTCATTTTTTCATCTTTGAGTCTTATTATTTCGTATGCTAATGCTTTTCTGTACTCCATTTCTTTTACAGCTAAATCTTCTGCTAATTTAAATATTTCCTTACTGCCATTTTCAAGCCTTGTAGATGAGTCGTATATTTCTTTTGCTATATCTCTTAATTCCATACTATCTACCTGTGCTTCCGTACCCGCCACGATTGTTTGTGCCTAAATCTCCCACTTCTGTTATGTTAAGTCTTGGCATATTTGAGTTGTGATACTTGATGTAAATATTATTCATTCTTTTCCCACCTTTCGTATAGCTTAAACCAATCTTCAGCTCTCATTGTTATTAACCATTCTTCATTGTTTTTTCTATGTGCCACAATAGGTATGTCGTTGTCGATGTTATCTCTTATAGACTGTTCCATAGCTTTTGATATATTCAAACTTTCCACTCTTTTTACTTCTATGTGTATTCCATTTAGTCCTACTACATCTGCATCTCCATTCATGCCAGCGAATTGTTGCGAACGTCTGCAATCATATCCATAAGACTTGCACAGTTTGGCGAATTCTAGTTCTCCCCTTTTTCCTTTGCTTTTAGAATTTATCTTCGCCATAGCTTTTTATTAGTCCTTAACATAGAGTTGTATATATACATTTTAAGGAATAACCCACTGGATAGGTTTGTATATGCTTTCCATCTTCTGTACTTTTTAATCATAAAGCTTTCCTCCCATCATCTCTCTTATTTCATCTTCGCCATACCCTAAAGATTTATATTTATCTTGAAGCATAATCTTTAATTGCCTGTTCAATTCACTGCCATTCTTGCCGTGTACTCCATTGTCGCCCCTGTGGTGATAGTAGCACAAAGGCACAACAGAGTACTCATTCTCATAATTCTTTCTTTTACCTACGCCTGAAACAATATGATGCAATTCCACTTGCTCGTTTGATTCGCATATGATGCAAAGCCCATTGGTTTTTGCCATTACTTTTTCATAAAGCTCTTTATCCATTTTTATTTATCCTTATTTATCCTTATTGCTTCTTTCAGATAGTATTCAGCCTTACCTAAATCAATATCTTTGCCTTTTTTGGTGTATCTTGATACATATCTTATTACATTGCCTATGCAAAAAGCTTCGTATCCTGCTATGCCTAGAAAGTCTAGAGTATCTTCTATATAGTCTATTACTTCTATTTTCTTGTCTGCGTAGTGAGCAGGGTGGTTTATTATATTGTATTTTTCTTCTTCTTCCATGACATTATTCCTCCTTATTTT